GACCTCTTGTGCGATGGCACTGCAATTTCAAGAACTGGCTATCCTCTTCTGTTTGCTGTTTGTGGTACTTCATATGGAGTAGGGGATGGGTCTACGACTTTCAATTTGCCTGATATGCGTGGTCGTATGCCTGCTGGTTTGGGTACTCATGCCGACGTGGACGCGCTTGGAGACAATGAGGGAGAAGCAACTGTAGGAAACCGTCGGCCTAAGCATAAGCACACTGTAAATGACCCGCAGCACCATCACCCTTATGTAAAGCCCTCTGCTACTACTGCGGGTGGTGGTGGTAATGCTTCGGCTGAAATTGCAGGAACGCTTGATACTTCAAATGCATCAACGGGAATTACAGTTGGCCCACAGACAAACTCGCCTCTAGATGGGGCGGCGTATCTAGTATTCAACTGGATTGTGAGGGCGGCATGAATTCATATTTCAATGATAAGAACGGACTGTTTCTTAGGAACCCCGATGGTGGAGTGGAATCTGTAGACCTGATGAAAGCGGCAGGATGGGATTTCATTGCCTGCAATATCGGTGACTTCTCAACTGAGCATTGGGAGAAAAAGGTAATTCCAAAAGCTAAAGCAGCCGGGATGGACTATATTCCTTGGTTGTACGTCTGGAATCTTCAAGACTTGGCAACGCTACTTGCGGTTGCTGATAGGTGGAGTAACGGAGTGCATATTCAGAATCATGAGAAGCAGATAGACGACGGAACGTATTCGTCAAAGTCTGTAGCTCAAATGACTGGCAACAGGGATATGGCAATTTCAACTGAGGCATGGCTTTACAACTCAGTGGATTGGTCGTGGCTGATCAAGTGGCCGGTGATGCTCCAATTCTTTCCGTTTGAAAATGGAATATGGGACTTTCATGGTTGTGAGAAGCACGCGCGAGATTTGGGTTTCTCTTGCGTTCACTTCACTCTAGGCGCATACAAAGTCGCCGGTGGCCCCTATTCAGGCGGTAAGACGCAGCCTGAGCCGGGAGACTATGAGTGGGCTTTCAAACAGCCTTTGACAATTTATACGGGTGACGATTTGACGTATAATTATCCTGAGGCATATGAAATTTGGATGCCTGATTCAAATAGGACTCCATGCAGTATTCCGGTTCTTCCTCCACTGACTCCTACGCAGTGCCCGTATACCGGCCCGTATTACATGGCAGGGCAGAAGTGGACGAGAATTAGAGGTAAGACGGTTAAAGCTTTGAAAATTGCCATGAGCCGCCTAGGGATCAAGCAATTCAACAATCCGACAACGTATTACGGAGTCGAGCTAGGCAAGGCTATGAGCAAGTGGAAGGTGTCAGTTGACCTTCCTGCGAATCCCAACTATGGAATTCCTTCATGGAGTGCTTTGAGGGGAGCAGTAACTGAAAACGGTGAGTATGCATTCAATCAGGAAGCGCTACAGCTAATTCAGGAGGACTACGAGGCGATGCAGAATGGCTAAGAAGGGAAAGCTCTCTCAGATAATTACAACCCCTACTGATGATCGTCGGCACGTTTCCAAGATTCGATTTGGGAAAGTCAGTGCGGAGGTTTACTGCAAAGACCCTAAGCGGCGTGAAGAGCTTGGTCTTCCTCCTAAAACTGTTGATCCTGATTATTAGATGCCGCCGAATTACATCAAGGGCGACAAAAAACGGTGCAATGGGCCGTTACATAACGGCGATTACATTCCTCTGAAAGAGTTTTGGGTACACAAGTCCGGTAAGAGGAAGGGCAAGCCATTTTCTCAGTGTCGTCATTGTGAAAATTATCAGAAGTTTGGTGATACAGCGCATGGTCTTGTTCCCTATAGCCGTGTGAAATTCATCTTTGAAGAACTTGAAAATAGACTTGGGAAAGCTGAGTCCCTAAGACGCATTGGAGCTAGCTACAGTTTCGCCTATCATCACAGGTACGGCTATCACAAGGGCGTTAGAGTTGCAATTGTAATTAGAGCCATTAAAGTTTTACAAGAGTGCCGGGAGAATGGTGAAGTTAGACACCGACGCTCAATTCGTCACGGCTCTGCTGCTAGAGGGCATCAAGAACGAGTCGTAAATGAATTTTCTAGAGTTGCGGTTTATTACAATGGACACTCTGATATTCAGAATGAACAAGGGCTGAAATCTCGTAGCAAGCAGAGGGAGAAAAAGAAGGTCGATTTGACAACCTAGAACACATACGCTACAACCTCACTGCCTTGCGAGAAACCTTCCTCTCCTGGGCGTGTGGGCGTTTCGGTGGTGACGAGGGCCGGGTGTAATCCCCGGCCCTCTTTTTGTCTTGAAATGGGCGTTTCGCTATTGTGAAAGAAGCCGTGAGAGAAATCGCCTATTGCAAAGGTCGCTAGGTGCCTACCAAGACTGTAAAACAAACGAAATCCCCTTCTGCTAAGCCCGTAAGGGCATTTTCAATTTCCCCGGTTAGGGCGTTGGCTCGCCCTGATGAGTGGGCTATAGGAATGGGATTGAAAGTGGATGGTAAACCATTCACGCTGGAAGGCAGGGAATACATTCGTCAGGTGATCCGAGATACCAGCGATGAAATTGTGATTCCTAAGGCCGCTCAGACAGCATTTACAGTCAGTTTTCTAGTCCGTACCCTTCACTGGATCATAGAGCGAAAATGGCACCATTTGTATTTGCTTCCTTTGAAGACCGGCTCGCTTACGTTTGTTCAGTCTCGCATTGACCCGATCATTGACTCAAATGACTACTTGCGAGATAATTTCACTACTGTAGACAACCGCCTTCACAAGCAGAGTCGTGAAAAAGTCAATTTGTATATCCGTGGAACGAACATCGAGCGAGAGCTTCAGGAAATTCCAGTTGATTGCGAAGTGTGGGATGAGCGCGACAGGATGGTTGAAGAGAACCTGGAAGACGCTCGGCATCGTATGGACGGCTCGCATATCAAGAAACTGACGATGCTTTCTACTCCTACGGTTCCCGGTCACGGTATTGACGCTGAAGATGGCTGGTGGGCTTCCGATCAACACTTGTGGGAAATCTCTTGCCCAAAATGTAATCGCTATCAGGTGCTGTCTTTTGAGGATCATGTAAAGCTCGGGGATACGGCAGATGAGTGTGTGCTGGAATGTCAGTTTTGTAATCGAGAATTTCAAGATCAGGAAAGGTATGACGCAAACAAGACTGGAAGGTGGGTTCCGCAGAACCTAACCGGAAAGCATCGGGGCTATCACATTTCACAATTCAACTCACCTACACAGCCGTTGCACAAGATCATGCACGGCTGGTATCTCGGTCAGCGTGAGTCCACTAAGCTGAAGAGCTTTTACAATCAGGCTCTAGGCAGGCCGTATACTTCTGCCGGTGATCAAATTACAGCGCAGATTCTCGACGGTTGTGTTGTGCCCGGTCACTCTCTTGGCGGCATTCCTGAAGGTTGCGTTTATGTCGGCGTAGACGTTGGGAATGTAATTCACGTCAAGGCGTCTACTCTAACCCGATATGGGCATCGCCGTACTTACGCGATGAAAATATTCAAAGAGTGGTCAGAGCTAGACGATTTCTTTGCAGGGTTGACGACGTTCCAGGCTGTTATTGACGCGCATCCTGAAAAGAGAGCAGCCAGGGACTTGTCGATTAAGTATCAGGGCAGGGTCTGGTTGGGGTTTGAGCTTGACCGTCCTCAGACTCAGGAAATTGCAGTTTGGCATCCTGTTAAGTACGGTGAAGCTGCGAAAGTTGTAATTGATAGGACTATGGGCTTTGATACAACGATCAAGAATTACATGGATGGTCATGTAATCCTTCCTTCAAATGCAAGAGAGCAGGGTGAATTCATCGCTAACAAGGATTACAACGGTTTTTACCATCAGATGATGCAGCAGGTTCGTGTCGAGCGTGAAGACACTCAGGGTCGCTTGCGAGCCTTCTGGCAAAAGAACAAGAATCCCGATCACTGGCATCATGCAGACTTGTTTGAGTTTATTTCAACTCTTCGTAAACCGTCTTTGGAAGTTTCCTCGGAGGTTTCAAGCATGATGAATAAGGTGAGTCTCATTGGCGCGTAGCCGTACACCTGAAGACAGAGCAGACGCTAACAAGACCAGCGTTAAGCGCATTAAGCGTAAATACAAGGTTGCCCTGAATAAAAAGAAGGTGTATTCGCCGGGAGAGCGCGAGCATCTTACCGATATGGTGATTGTAATGAAATTGGCAGGATACTCCAACACACAGATTGGTAGCAACGTAGGAATCTCTCGCGGTCAGGTAAAGGAAATTCTTGAAGAGTCGAAGACCGCTGAGCGGCTTGTAGACCTTCGCCAGAACCTTCCAGGCGCAGCCCTTGATCTTCTGCATGGGTACTCAATTGAGGCGGTAGTGGCGATTGCCGACGTGATGCGTTCTACAGATGATGATGCGCTGATTCTAAAGGCGGCGTCTGAAATTCTAGATCGTGTCGGCATTGGCAAGGTCAGTAAGTCTCAGAGTGAAATTCACAATACCAATGAGCAGAAACTTACGGTAGGTGCGGAGGAAGGGCTGTTGGAATCTCTGCGTCAGCTTCCCCCGGATCGACAAGAGGAAGCAGCATCTATGATTGAAGGGCTAGAGAATTTCATTGCCGAAGCAACCACAAAGGAAGACGATGGGTAAAATTTCAGAAATGATTCAGTCAGCGTTTGGCCCTTGGAGTTGGAGTGGGTTGCGATCCCGTTTCAAGATCGAGGGTGGAACACTGTTTGGTACAGGGCCAGTCTACGAGAATACTGTAATTAATTACGATCAAGCTCGCCAGCTTTACAGCAACATGGGCGAACACACTCTTGGTAGTTTCTTTGCCAAGCCCATTGTTGACCTTCAGGTGGATTTCATCGGACACCCTATAGCTTCTACAGACGACGAAGACAATGACGATTTTCTGAACACCTGTTTGCATGAATATTGGGTTGAGTCGATTCGACAGATGTTGAGAAATGCAATTCGTGATTCTCACACCTACGTTCGTATTCAGCAGGATAGTGTTCTTGGGAACCCGCTAATTACAGTTGAAGAGTCAAACCATTGTCGGCTGGAAGTCCTTGTACCTGATCGTGTTGTGACTTGGGAAACGAATGAGTTGGATTCTCGGATAATCGAGAAGGCTGTCATTAAGCACGACATTGAATTTGAAGAGGAACCAGCAGATTTCATCAATGGTATTCCTCCCCGGATGAAAAAGCATGAAGTTTGGGAAATCATCACTCCTGAGAAGTATGAATATTACGACACCACTGACCGAAAGATGTTGGACGGGTGGGGAGTGTCGAATATTTGGGGCTTTGTTCCGATTGTAGAAGTTTTCAATGAGTTTGATACGGCGCTTAATAGCGGTCAGAGCGATTTGGAGCAGGTATACCCGCTCATTAAGGCTTTCCATGATGTAATTCACCAGGGACTACAGGCGCACAAGTACCACTCTGTCCCTAAGGTGATATTGAAGCTCCAAGACGTGCAGCCCTTCCTTGCAAACAACTTTCCAAGCGTATTGGATTCCGATGGTCGGGTTAAGGCAGATTCAACAATTTCATGGAAGGGTAAGGAAATTCTGTTCCTTCAGTCTGAAGAGGACGCTGGTTTCCTTGAAGCTGAATCCGTTCTCGGGGATACAAAGACTCTGGCAGATTTCCTAGTTGACCTGATTTGCATTGCGTCTTCTACTCCCCGATGGGCTTTTATGGACGTAGAGGCGGGTTCTGCAAATCAGGCTAACAACGCACAGACTTTGCCGTGGGCTAAGAAGATTACAAGGAAGCGTACTTCTTTCAATGAACCAATGCAGATGCTTCTGAAAATGGTGCAGAAGATCAACGGTACTGCACCTATTCGTCCGAAGCTCAGTTGGGAAATCATTCGGGTTGAGGATCAGGCAGCTTTCAATCAGGCTTTGCAGCAGCTAATCATGGGTCTTGAAGTAGCAGCGCAAAGGCAGATAATTTCAGACTCTACTTACCGCGAGCTTCTTAGGCAGTTTATTCCCAACATGAAGCCGCCGACACAGGAAGCGGCGGACGCAAAAGACAATTTCGATCCTCTTCCTGAGCCGTCATTGAACGGTGATGGGCCACAGAATGTCCCGGTTAAGGCAGGGCCGCAAGGTGAAAACGAATAATGCGAAAAGGGAGGCCGTCTAAGCTGAGATTGAAAAAGAGGTATTCCAGGCGAAGGTATGGGGCGGCAAGTCGCAGAGCAAAGAGTCCAAGACAAATTTCAGCAACGGTAGGTAGGCGGCGTAGGAGGCGTAGATGAAAAAGCAGAGAGTTGTACGTCGAGCAAGTAAACGCAGTGGAGTGAAAGAGCTTCATTTCCCGAAAAAGTTGAAAGTGAGGTAACGAATGCCGAAGATCATTTCGTCTGAGGGTTCTAAGAACGTCGGGCGTCCAGGCTTTCGTGGTTTCGCGCAGGGTGCAAGCAATACTGCGAAGGCTAGTGTTAGGCGTCTGATGGTAAACGATCCGGCGAAGGGAATTTCACAGCCGCAGGCTGACAAGATTACTGAAACGCACATTGACATTGTTGGTGGCGGTGCAAAGGGTTCGGCAGTTGGAGGACGTACAAGCCCGACAGGTTTCTCCAACGCTAAGAAGAGGCTCAGGGCAGCGGGTTCAAGGTTGCGAAAGAGGTAATTATGGCTGAAATTATTGACCAGTTTGATTGCGAGATAGTTTCTGAAATGGCGACAGGAGCAGCCGCCCTTGTTTCCCTGCCGCCAGATAAGGTAGCTGAAATTACAGCGGGTGACGACGATCCGCTGTTTGCTACATTCCTGATTGAATCGGGCTGGTCAAATTCAAAGCGATATTGGCCTCCTGAGATTCTTGCGAACATTTCAGAGCAGGTAAACAATGCCAATGAATCGGTTGTTGGTTACATGGGGCACATTAAGCCGGACGATGATTCTTACACGTTCCCTGAGATTCATCTTCAGTGGTTGAAGAGTGTAATTCAGCCGTCTTCTGACAAGACCAAGATGCTTGTCAAGGCTTATGTCCTTCCGGGCACAAAGGGGCGAGATTACATTAAGCGCAAGTTGGTTAAGACAGTTTCGGTTAGGGGTGATGCAATCCTCAAACGTATTCAAGGGGGTGTTGCTGTATCTGAATTTGATTTGGAGTCGATTGATCTATCCAGGCCACGAAAGGCGGGAATGAAAACGCAGCTAGTGGCGCTGACAAGTGAAATGGAGGATTCAACTGTGAAGCCAGAAGAGATTGCAGCGCTTCAGGAGAATGAGCTTCGCGCTCATAACCTGAATCTGGTAACTGCAATTGAGTCTTCAGTCGTCGAGCCTTTGAACCAGAAGGTTGCGGAAATGGAAGCAGCGGCTGAAGGCGAGAAAAAGGACAGCGATCTTCTCGCTGAAATTCGTAAGACTCTCGGACTTGCAGAGGGCGCAGACGTGCTTACGACTGTCGGTGAGCTTATGACGAAGGTGAAGGACGCTACCAAGGGAATGAAGGACAAGGTGTTTGCTGAGGTTCTTGAAAAGAAATTCAAGAACGAAAGCACTCGCAATCTTGTAAAGCGTCTTGCCATCAGTGAAATGGAAACACCTGAGGACGAGGAAGATGAAGAGGACGAGGAAAAGTATCGCGCAAGGGTCGAGGAAATGTTTAACAATTTCATCGACAAGGACGACGATCTGAAGGCGCTTGTAGCCAGCACTGAAACTGGCGGTGGCCGTTCCCTTACGAGCGCTACTGCTGAGCGTGGTAGTCGTGAAATTAAGGAAGGCTACAATAACGAAAACATCGAGGTTAAGAAAGTTGCCGGAGGGAGGCGTTAATTATGGAATTTCCTTCAGAGAAGATGCACCCGAATCTACAGGAGGATGAACAGGATATGGAAATGAAGCCAGTTGTATTTGCACCACCCTCGTATGGTTCTCCTGACCCTACTACTCAGGCAGGGCAGCTTTCGCCAGTCGATGAGACTCACCTAGAGCTTGACAAGGATTACGGTCAGGACGTTGGAGTTGAAACCGTTCCTGTCTCTAGTGAAGCCTCTGAGGATGAGGACGCGGACGACAGGCCCAACAAGTCTGCTTCGCGGGAAGAGTGGGATGAGTACGCAAGGTCGAAGGGTGTTAACCCGGACGACTTCTCTACTAAAGACGATCTGATTGACGCACTGTGATTTCTAAGGGAGAGGTTTTTGAGGAGTTTTCAAAGCAGCTTGACCTTAGTGAAATGGAGGAAATGTAATGGGGCAGCTTAAGCACGATGGTAGGGCAACACTAGAAGGTGTTACTTGGCCTGCTGGTGTAATTACATTCGGTGATTTTTATTCCGTAAGCGGCTGGAACGGATTTGCAATGAACAATGTCGCTGCGGCAGATACTGACCGAGTAGGCGCAATGGAAATTGCACCTGATCGAATCTGGTATGTCAAGGTTCCCGCTGCGCTTGTTGCAGCTAAGGGTGCATACCTGTATTGGGCGAACGGCGCAGGGGTATTTCAGCGGGGCGACACTGATTTGGTTGCCACGCCTGCTACTGCTGGTGACGCGCCGGTTGCAATTGTGGAAGAGGCCGTGGATGCCAATGACTATTGTGCAATTCGCGCTCTTAACGTCGGCCCTGTAGCAGCATAATTTAGGAAAGGAAGTTCAAGCTATGAAAGATGAATTTGTTGGCTTGACTCATAGGGAATGGCGTGTCCCTGTGAGTGAAATGGGCGTTCGTAGGTATTCCGTCGATCATATGACAGGTTTGGTCGAGAAGCACAAGGAAGACCTGTACGACATTGAATTGAAAAAGCCCATTTCAGAAATGATCACTACCGATCAGGGTTCTATGGACTTGCTTGAAAAGGTCAGGGTGGACGTAGACTTCGGGCTGGCGGACACTCCGCTGCTTTACCAGAGCCTGTACGATTTCATTCCTGGCCCGTTTCCTGGTGGGTCTGTTCAGCTAAATGAAAACACTCTACAGGCTAACGTCGTCTTCCTTGAAAAGTTTGAGGGTGGCGAGGTTATCTTCGGTACGCTGGCGAAGGGCGCTCCTGCGGTAGTTGCGCTGAAGACTTACGCTGCTGGATTTGAGTGGACTGAGGATATGGTTGTGTGGGATAAGACTTGGGAAATTTCACTTAACAACCGTGCCTTTGGTCGAGCCTACAACCAGCTTCTGAATCACTTGCACCTGTCTCCGATCATCGGGTTCACTTACACAGGTGCAAACCAGACGGCGGCAAATACATCGGGTGCAACTCTTCAGGAGGACACCCTGCTTACCTTCAAGGATGCCTAT